GTTGAGTACTACAGCATCGAGCGCAAAGCGGACGAGCTGATCCAACTCTCCAACGGCGAGTCTGGGTTCAAGAGTGACCTGATTGAATTGCCGTTCGGGGTAACCATCCTCAAAAGCCGCCCCTCCTACAAGCGCAAGGTTATGTGGCGGAAGTTGGCTGGGAGAGAGACTAAGGTGGCCGGGGCAAGGTCGTCGGTATTCTCTCTGGCCGAATTCAAGGATGTGCTGGAAGAGACGGAGATACCCTGCCACTACATCCCGGTATTCATGGTTATCGGTTCTGAGGTCGACATTGAGGGCGAGGTCACATACTCAGGCATCATCCGAGATTCCAAAGACTCGGCTCGCATGTACAACTTCTGGATGACCTCGGCTACTGAGGAAGTTAGCATGCGTCCCAAGACCCCGTACATCGGTGCGGAGGGACAGTTTGCGGGCCACGAAGAGCAATGGAGACAGGCCAACGTTCGGTCCTTCTCGTATTTGGAGTACAAGCCCAAGGCGATCAACGGGGTACTTGCGCCCCCGCCCTCGCGCCAGCCCATGGCGGACGTGCCACACGGCATCCTGCAGATGGCCATGCACGCTTCTGACGAGATCAAGGCAGTCACGGGCATCTACGACGCGAGCTTGGGGGCACGCGGCAACGAAACCAGCGGTGTGGCCATCGGTTCCCGCAAGCAGCAGAGTGACCTGTCCAACTTCCATTACACTGACAACCTCCACCGCACGGTGAGGCACGCGGGCCAGTGCCTGATCGACATGATCCCCAAGGTGTATTCCGGGGAGCGGATTGTCCAGATCATCGGCAGAGACGATTCGATCAGCCATGCTCCGATCAACTCCAGACCAAAGACTCCTCAACTGGTGGAGAGGCCGGACGGCACTGTAGAGGCGGTTCAGCAGATTCTCAACGACGTCACTGTAGGCAAGTACTCAGTCATCGTCCAGGCCGGCCCAAGTTACTCCTCGTTGCGGGAAGAAGCCAGGGCAGCCATGATGGAGATGGCGGGTACGTGGCCGAAGCTGATGGACGTTGCGGGCGACGAAGTGGTTAAGGCCATGGACTGGCCGGGGGCTGCGAACATCTCTGACCGTATCCTCAAGACCATCCCGCCTGAGTTCAGGACGACCGAAGGCGAGGAGCAACAACAGATTCCCCCGCAAGTTCGGGAGATGATGTCTCAGGCCACGGAATATATCAAGCAGCTCGAACAGGCGCTGCAAGAGGCGCAATCTGGGGTGGCCGTAGCCCAGATCAAGGCTGAGAGCGATCAAGCTATCGCGGCTGAGAAGAATCAGACTCAGCGCGACATTGAAGAATTGAAGGGGATGATAGCCCTGCTTCTGAAGAGCATGGAACCGCCCCCACAATTAGCAAGTACGGTGTCTAGCGACACTGCGAAGAACGATTCTGCCCCTCCTGCTGGCCGGCAGGGAACTCAGGCGCAATAGGCCCTCGTGGAGATAACCATGCCAGAAGAAAACGAAGTCCAAGAAGTCATCGAGCAACCTGCTGAAGAAGTCGAAGTTGTCGAGCAGACTCCCGAAGTTGAGGAGACTCCGCAGCAACCTGAGACCGTAGATCAGGCCGCAGCTCGCCGTCGTTCCGCACAGGAGCGCATCAACGAAATCACTCGCGCCAAGCACGAAGCGGAGCGCGAAGCTGCCTATTGGCGGGGAATCGCCGAAGGGAAACAACCCCCCCAACAGCGCCCCCAAGCGCAACAGCCCCAAGACCAGCAGATGCCGAAGATCGCCGACTACCAGGATTATGAGTCCTACATCGCCGATCTCACGGACTGGAAGGCCAGGGCGGCTGTTCAGGAGTTCCAGCGCACCCAACAGGAAGCTCAATCTCGCAGCGAAGCAGAACGTACCGCCCTTGAAATCGCCCAATCGTGGGCTGGTCGCCAACAGGCGGCGAGGGCCAACATTTCTGACTATGATGAAGTCTTGGGCAATTCCAGCACTACAATCTCCCCGTCGGTCACCGATGCTATCCTGACTTCCGAGCGTGGCCCGGAAATCGCGTATCACTTGGCGAAAAGCCCCGAGTTGGTGATTAAGCTGAATCGGCTCTCGCCCCTGGCCGCTGCCCGAGAAATCGGCAGGATCGAGGCAGTCCTGGACGCTCCCAAGGTCGTTTCGGGGGCCAAGAATCCGCCGCCACCTCCCACGCCGCCAAGATCGTCCCACACTTCCATCCGCGATCTAGGCTCCTCCACTATGGAGCAGTACATCGCGGCGCGAACCAAACAAGGAGCCAGTTGGGCTCGCTAACCTTCTCATGAGGAAACCTAAATGAGCAACACCCTCGTTACCTGCAGCATCGTCGCCAAGGAATCTCTGGCGATTCTCACCAACATGCTGGACTTCAGCAAGAACGTCAACCGCGATTGGACCGACGAATTCACCGGCAACTTGACTCGCGGGTACGCCCCCGGCCAGACCATCAACATCAAGAAGCCGCCGCGTTACACGTACCGGGCTGGCCGCGTGGCCGTGCCCCAGGCGACCGTGGAGAGCACTGTCCCGCTTACGCTCACTCAGGGCGGTTGCGACCTGAACTTCACGTCCATCGAGCGCACGCTGAGCCTTACCAAGCTGGAACGCAAGCTGGAAGCCGCTCTGGCCTCCATCGCCGTAGAAATCGACCGGCAAGGTCTGGACCTGGCCCGCACCGCTACGTTCAACTGCCTCAACAGCGCCGGCACGCTTCCGACCACGCAGGCGCTGGCTCTCGCTGCCTTCACCGACTGCAACCGCCGACTGGACGAGATGGGTGCTCCCCGCGACAAGCGGCGCTACATGACCATGGGACCGGGTATGAACGGCGCGGCAATCCAGGGCCTGGCGGGTTTGTTCAACGCCGGAGACAAGATCAGCAAGCAGTACGGTTCCGGCCTCATGGTTGACGCTCTGGGCCTGTCGTTCGGCATGAGTCAGAACGTCGCCACGCAACCCGCCTCGGCTGCTACGGCTAGCAACATCAACGGCGCGAACCAGACCGGCTCCAACATCACGGTCGCAGCCACCGGCGGCGGCACGCTGTACAAGGGCGCAAGCATCACGCTCCCCGGCGTGTTCGCGGTCAACCCCCAGACTCGTGTCAGCACCGGCGTACTGGCCAACTTCGTGATCACCGCTGACGTTGCGTCTGGCGCCACGACCTTGCCGATCAGTCCGGCCATCGTCACTTCGGGGCCGTTCCAGAACGTTACGGCCAGCCCGACCACGGGCCAACCGTTCGTGATCGTCGGCACGGTCAACACGGCGTTCCAGGCCAACGTTGCCTACCATCGCGACGCCTTCACCCTGGCTACGGTTCCGATGTGGTCTCCCCCAGGCGGCAAGGGCGTCATCGACGTGGCTCAAGAGACTTACGAGGGGTTCACCATCAAGGTGACGGAGTTCTACGACGGCACGAACGACAACAGCATCATGCGGTTGGATATCCTGTTTGGCTGGGCGGCGACGTACCCCGAGCTGGCTGTCAAGTACTACAGCGTCTGATTCGTCACATTTCCAAGGAGAAACACATGGCTGTTGTTCTTTCCCGCCCATATGGTGGATTTGCTACTGGCGCTACCGTGGAGTTCCCGGACGACACGGAGGCTGCTCTCATCGCCCAAGGTTGGGCTGCTGCTGCTTCCGGCGCACTGGCGCGTTCGTTCCCGTCCAAGTCTTTCAGCCAAACCCAAGTTGGCGTGTTCGGCGGTAACAATGCCACGATCCAGTCGTCAGGGGTTGGTGCCCCCGCATCCCCGCAAGGCCCACGCATCCTGCCGAACGTCCCGATTCTGGCATTTGCCTCGCTCGGCACTTCGGCGGTGCATGTCGCCGGCACGTGGTATCGGGCGGAAATCCAAGTTCCGCACGTGGCGCAATGGACCGGAATCAGCGTGCTGAATGGCGCGACCGACGGAACTGACAAGCTGATGGTCGCGCTTTACGATACCAACGGCGTGCTGATCACCAACAGCGCAGTGGCCGGGGCAACATCATCCGGCGCGAACGCGTTTCAAGACTTTGCGCTGCTGCAAAGCCCGATCCTGCAGCCTGGGAGGTACTTCATCGCCGTCCAATGCAACGGCACCACGGCGACGACCAGACGGCAGGCTGCAGCGAACGGCGGCAACACGATGACCCAGAGCGCAACCGGCACATTCGGCACCGTCCCGGCGAGCTTTACGCCACCGACGACATTCACCGCCGACGTAGGCCCGATCGCCAGACTGTATCAGTAACAGAATACCGGGGCCAAGCGCCCCGGTTTTTCCTTAAGGATTAGCATGGCAAAGACATGCACAATCATCAAGGCCGGACGTGCTGATACGTATGGCCGGCCGCTTCTCGTCGGGCAAAGCTACACTGGTCCAGACGACGAGGTTTTCTCGCTGTGGCAGTCTGGGTTTGCCAGTGTTGCCGGGGCTCCCGGGGCGTTCCTTCCGGCTACAGATATTCAGCAGCAAGTCATCGCCCAGAGCAACATTCCATTTCTCATCATGCCTGGCGACGGCGCGGCGAACGGCTGCCAATTCACCGGATCTGGAGGGGCATTTACGCTGTCTGCGGCGATCCTTGCCGGTAACGGCGGACTTTTGGCAGGCTGTTACGCGTATTTCTCGGCGAGCTTTGGCGGCTCATCGCTTCCTGCCGGATGGTATTGGACTGAATTTAGCTCCGATACGGAAGGAATTGTTTATGCCGAAACTTACACGAGTGGAAATGCGCTGAGGCCAACCACGAAAACCGCATTGACACCAAACCTATCTGGCTGGGTAACAGGAACGACGAATGAGGTGGTTGGCCCAAACGGGTTTATTCTACCTGCCGGATGTCTTGGCAAGAACGGATCTTTGACGCAGCGCGCAAGCATGGCCGGCAGCACTTCGTCTGAGAAACGATTCAATTGCAAAATAGGGTCAAATTATGTGTATAGGCTGTGTCCAACTAACGGGCCAGTCGGCGATTCAATGTTTGTTATGTCGTGCAAGGATTCACATACAGAAAAGTTTTGCGGCAGGAGTGGCACCACAGGTCCAACAGGTTACGGAATTTTCGGAACTACCATTGCGACAGCTTGGACATTTTCTGTAGACACATCTAAAGATGTGACACTGAATTACACATTGCAGCAAGTTACATCGACAGCTGCGGTCATTGTGACGCGGTTTGACGCTGTAGCAACTTACGGAGAATAGTCATGGCACGTCTGCAATTCCCAAACACTGTCGCCGGACTTGCGCAAGCAAATGCCGTTCCTAACCCGAAACATATCATCGAAGATCCTCGCCGTGGTTATACCGTGCTGACCGGATCCGACATGCCTGAAGTGCCGAAGGCGACGGACGCGATTTTGAACAAAATGCAGTTCCTAAACGGCGTGCTGGCTGTCGGCGGACAAACTCTGCTGAACGCCGTTTATGCCTTCATCGCCGACCAGATCGCCAACGGCACTCCGGCGCAGAAGATTTACTGGAGCTACTCCGACGTCTTTTTGCGCAACGAGATCTACATCAGGCAGGCTCGCTTGGCGATCAAGGGCGCGAAAACAGAGCAGCAAAGCAAAGACGAGATGGACAGCATCTTCCTCGCTGGCAGCGGATACGAGCCGAAGATGAGCGCTGGCTGACATGGCCATCACCGCCCTGCAGCTGATTACCAGCTCGATGAGGTTGTTGGGGGCCGTCGCATCCGGCGAAACCCCGACCGCTGACGAGCAGAATGATGCTCTGGTAGTGCTGAACGACCTGCTCGACTCCTGCAACAACAAGGGGCTGACGATCTACTCCAACAGTCTGCAGACGTTCACCTTGACGGCGTCCAAGCAAACCTACGCCATCAGCTCGGCGTCGGTTTCCCCTGAGTTGACGGCCAACCGCCCGGTCTGTATCGAGTACGGGTACACCACCTACCAGGGGACCGACTACCCGTTGAGGATTGTGACTCGCGACGAGTGGATGGATATCGCGTCCAAGAGCACCCAATCCATCATCCCCTGCTTCTTGTACTATGAGCCCAAGTACCCTGCCGGGGAGATCAAGCTATGGCCGGTGCCGCAAACAGCGGTAACGATGACCCTCAGTCTGAATGACCAGTTCGCAGCCTTGGCGTCCCTGAGTTCCTCCATTGCCTATCCTCCCGGCTATGCCAAATGGATGCGTTATCAACTTGCGGTGGAGTTGGCGTCAGAGTTCAAGCTGACCCCGCCAGAGGCAGTGGTCCAGACGGCAAAGGACGAGTTGGGAGATATTCAATCGCGGAATACCC